CAATTCTTTTCAAGTTGATGATTCAAAGTGGTGTCTACTCTTCATCTACTCTACGTGTTGAAGTAGCTAATGGAGCCACATCTCCTGAAGCAACAGCAGTATGGTCAGCTGCTTCGTATGAGATTGCAGCGCCGCTTGGAAGAGAAACCACTTTCCTAAGCGATTCATCTTCCAGTGGATCGACATTTGATTATGCAGACTTTACTCCACAAAATGCTCCACCTTCAGATGTTGCTGGTCGTGTTTATTATGACAACAACTTAAAGTCATGGATTGGACGTAATGGCCAAGGAAGTAGACTGGAGTTTGGGCGTGAAACATGGGTTCGTTGCGTAAATCTTACAGGCTCAAATATCTTACATGGGCAAGTGGTTTACATTGTAGGGTCTGATGGCTCTATTCCGACAATCGCTCTAGCTAAAGCTGATGTTAAAAACACATGCACTATGATTGGAATGGCAACACACGACATTCCACACAACACTTCAGGAGAAGTTTGTTTTGGAGGCATGACACGTGATCTTAATACATCTGGCTTTTCTGCTGGACAACTAGTTTTTGTATCACCAACTGTAGAAGGCGGACTTACAACAACTGAACCTGTATTTCCATACTGGTCAGCACGTGTGGGACGAGTAATTACTGCTCATTCAACTGCAGGGATTATCTTAATTGTGCCAGACACTGATCCTCAAGTAGGAAGTGGAGTTCCTGGTCTTACATTCAAAGAATCAACTTTGTCTCCTACTTCATACTCATCAGGAAAAGGCTCATTCTCTAACGCATACGGCACGCAACTCGGCACAAGCTTCTACGCAAGTGCAGGATGGAAGCCACTCAATGCTCGTTTCAGACTTTCTCAAGGGACTATAGATGGTAATGTACGCATTGGAATCTATAATGAAGCAGGAACTTCACTGCTTGCGCAAACAGATGTTTTCTCTGGCTCTGGAGATGTGGTTCTACAGCAGTCTATGACATCGCTATTTGCAAATGATCTAGTGCCTGGAACTCTATATCACGCAGTTATTTGCTCAAAAGCAAATGGCATGTTGGTGTATGGAATTTCTCCTGGCGCATTGAATACAAATCCTCGCATGGGTTTTCAAGGACAAATCATTATGGATGGCTCTTCAAATTGCCCAGCAGACATCTCATCTATCATTGGCTCAGCTTCAGCTGATCGCGCGTGGATCGAACTATTCTAAGGAGTTTCACATGAACATACATATCGCAAAATTCAGAAACCCATCACAACAAGCTATCAAACTTGGTGACAACTCACTTCTACAGCCTGGATCAAGCATCTTCATCTTTATGAATAGAAAGATGTTTACACCAGTGTTTGATTGGAACATCGCATTTGCATCTGGCTTGGAAGCTCTTGATTTTGAGGGCAATCCCATCAGCACTGCATCAGCAATTCCTGCATGCACAATGCTTCAATACTTATCACAGAGTCTTTCCACTGATCTTAGTGGAAATGCACTGTGGAATATCGAAGTAAGTAAGTATTTGATCGGAGCAACTAGAACTGAAATTTTGAAAGCAAAGCTCTCTGACTATGGAACGACATGGCAAAGTGTGATGACAAAATTGCAGACTGTTAGTAATCTACTGCTTCTTGGTATGTTCAATGAAGCTTCACTGATGTTACTCACAATCACTCCGGATGAGTTTCTTACAACAGAACGTCTAACTCGCTGGTCAAACATGTGCTCAACTGCTGATGCGATCAAGGGAGACTAATGAAAGACACAACACTACAATACGTAGCAGATAAGCTTACTCCTACTCCGGGAGTTCCGGAATGGTACTTCGTTCTTGCGCTTCTTGCAATTGTCACCATAGTTCTTGGATCTATGTGGATTGATCGCAAGTTTCCTAAAAAGAAAGATTCATCTCCAGAGGATCTTATTGCACAAGCACGTCGTCAAGCTGGACAGAATGTAGGTAAACCCATGACACAAAACGAAATCTCGCAATTACAGCAAATTCTTGAAATTCAATTCAAGAGTTTTGAGCAAGTGCTAGACACGAAGCTCGAAGCTGTCAAAGAATCTACTGCTTTGCAAATCAAAATGCTAGAGCAAAAAGTTGATAACACACAAAAGCAGGAGAATCATCGACTGGCGAGTCTGGAAAAGACCGTCAGCGATGGGTTTCTCTCCGTCCATCGGCGCATTGATCGGCATCTTGAAGCGCACGGGGATGGCGAGGAGGGATGACTGATGTGCTATAAAACTTTACTTTCAATTGACGGTGGCGGTGAGTGGTTCGTTGGAGTGAGTGCATATCTTGCAGCTCTTGATACATCACTTGAATACAAACTTCGAACAAAGATCGATGGAGGCGCTGGCACATCTGCTGGTGCACTCTTGATGTCTCTATTTCTATACGGATACACTCCAGAAGAAATTGATGCTGTTGCAAAGAAAGAGCACAAGAAGATGTTTGACAAAGTGGGATTTCCACAATCGTGGAATCCTCTTCGTCCTCATGACTATCAAGGAAAGTTTGCTCGTCAACTTTTGCAAAAAATGCTTGGAAATGCAAAAGTCAAAGATGTGCAAACTCCTATCTTTTTGGTAGGATGCAATATGTCAACTCAAGAAGAAATGATTTTCTCTCATGAGTACAATGGAGATTGGCCACTGTGGAAAGCTGCTTTGGTGTCAATGTCTGCTCCTTCATATTTTCCTCTCGTTGATGGAATGTATGGAGATGGTGGTCTAGCAGCAAACAATCCATCACAAGTGTTGCTTGCAGGATTTTGTCATCAAACAGCACAATACATACAAAACATCAAAGTTCTTTCCTTTGCTTCATCAGGACGTGTAGCAGGAAAGAAATCATCACCAGTGAATGTATCAACAAAAGTTGGATGGGCAAAGCCAGTCATTGACATGCAGCTTAAGGGCAATTCACGAGTAACACACTTTGTCATGAAGAATCAACCATTGCGTGACTACATGAGAGTGTGTCCACAAATCACAGAAAAGCAAGACTACGCTTTAGACTCTGTGGAGAATTTTGAAGATATTCGAAAGATCTGGCAAGCTGAATACACAAACACAAAAGCTACAGTGATCAACTTCTTAAAAGGAGAGAACCATGCATAGAACAGAAGGTGAAGATTACATCCTGGAAAGTGGGAAGCGTCGTTTTGCCGCAGCAAATCCACCAACACAAAAAGCTACACGCTTGCCAGCAGAGTTTATGAACGCAGTGCAAGAAGAGCTTTGTAACGTAATCAATGCAGCAGTGCCTGCAATTCCACTGAATGCATCAGCAGCTGAAGATAGAGCAGCTGGATGGAATCAGCTGTTAAAAGCTTTACAAGAAGGGCAGCTTATCAAAGCTACATCTTTTAACACAACTGCTATTGCCGATGGTTTAGCTTCCGGGACAGGCTTTACAGAAGCATCAAACTCTCGTGCTGCTGTGGATCTTCTTCGTTCTACATTTGCCAATGGATTTGATCGAAGCTTTGGATACTACAATGATCCAAGTCCAAATGCTCCCATAGCAAAAAAGATTCCACTAGCAGTTCTTGCTCAAGCCATTGGATCAGAGCAACTCATTGTTGTTGACAATCCATCAACTGACACACTCGATCTTGCTCTTGGTGGTCTGTACTCAGATGCTTGGGATAGTCATCTCACCATCGTAATTACGGGAGCTTACACAAATGCAACACTTACTATTGATGCTCCAACACCACGTCGCTCACGTGTGACACTTATCAATGCAGGATGGGGACCAAGCTCTGACACTTCTTCATCATACGGATCAATCACGTGGCATAATGCCGGCTTGGTTGGATTCACACTTCGACACAGCTACAGTGCAGAAATGTATTTCAATAACATTGGTGGGCGTGTAGATTTGCGTCAACTTCCACCTCATGCAGTGCCATTCAATGGGCCGCCTGCATTCTGGTCACGCTTGCACGGAATTCGTGACATGAAAACAGTAGATGTAGAAACAGCCATTGTTACACCAGCGTCTGGAAATCCTACATACCCGTTTCCTTTGCTTATGTTGGATCAAACAACTACTAACATTGGTGGAACAGCAGGCGCTGGAGTTCGAGTCGCTGGAGATGTTGGTGTTGAAGTGCCACAATCTACAGTGTCACGTCTTGGAAATTCTAGAAAACGAAAGACTGGACGTATTTTCCATTCACTCGATGGCGAATTGATGTGGCATAAAGGTCTTGATGCAAGTGGTGTTCAGCGTGGATATGTACGTTTGGATAATCCAGTTGAAACCACACTTCGTCACTACAGAACTGTAGATGGAAACTTTCCTGCTGATGATTCATCAATCGGTTTCTTTAGTCATATTGGCGACACATCACGCTTTAATCTTTCTCCATTCATCAATGATTGCACGAATAATAAAGCAATGGTTCTATTCTCTGGACTTTCTATTCCTGCAGGAGAATCAATCACATTGCAATTAGTGCTTCGTAGATGGCTGTGTGATGGATCAAACAACTTTACTGACATCGTAAGTCTAGACACTGTAGTAACAACTGTAGACACTGGAAACGATGTTCTTCGCTCTGTTGAATTTCCATTCCTCTCAAACTACTTATTTGCAGCAGGACGCGCTGTTGAGCCACTGATCAAAGTGATTTCACGAACCGGAGCAGGAACAAAGTCAATTGGCTCAATCATGACAGCAATTGAGTTTACCAGAGTGTCGGAGTCCTAATATGACAAATGCAGAAGCACTCACTCTGCAGTACTTTACAGCAGAAGAAATTGAACAGACAGGAGCAAAACTTTCTGAAGTGAAGCTCGTGTTGTTTCAACGAATGGATAAGTTCAGAGCACTTATCAATAGAAGAATACGTCTTTTGCATAATGGACTCACAACTGGCAATCATAAGTCACCTGAGCATGCCCAGGGCGTAGCTTGTGATTGTTACTTGGATCCACGAGATGGAAAAACTGATTTTTACTTTATTTTCAAGTGTGCTATTGATGCAGGTTTTAACAAAATCGGAATCTACTGGAATGGAACAACATATTCATTTCATCTAGCGATTGCTCCAAAATCTGCTTTTTGGCTTGCTACTAAGAAAAAGCAAGGCGAACCATGGAAATTTGGCGCTTTGTTACGAGACCCTAAGGAAGTATTACAGAAGTCAGCCTGAGCAGCTCAGGTTAAGAGGCTTTATGTTAGTTGCTAGTTTATACAAATACATAACAAAAGCTGACAGACGGCATCAGAGCTAGGTCAGGCAGCTTTCGTACTACTTTTTAACTACTTTTTAACTAAACTCGTTCTTTTTAGGGGGCTGGGGTACTTACCTTGGCCCTTTTTCTTTTTTCTTTCTCTTTTCTTTTTCTAAACGTTAACTAATACTTTAAGAATATCATTAACGTTAAGAAATAAAGAAGAAAGAATAGAATAAGAATAGAAGAATAGAAGAATGACGAATAGTAATTTGCAAAAGTGTTAGGCCCCTACCCCCTAAAAAGTAAGATTTTAGTTAAAAAGTAGTACGATAGTAGTAAAAAGTCTCAACTTTCAAACTTTTTTCACTTCAATTATCAGCTTTTTCTACGAAATTGCTGACTTTTAAACTTTTTTTGAAAAAAGTGAAAATTTTTATGTACAGAGTACACAACATGATGTATATTGTATTCATAAGGAAACAACAACTTCTGGACACTCCAGAACGGAAGATAGAAAGATGGAAGCACATCCGTATCACAACGAAATCATCGAAGCAAAGCGTGCTTTGAAACAAGCAGAATCTTTGAAAAAGTTCATTGAGAAATATGAAACTGCAGATGCAGCTGACGCAATGGATGATGTCTGCTGCGCAATAGAGATGCGTATAGAAAAACTTCAACAAGCTGCATTCTGAGGAACTCATGAATAATCACTTTTCGTCTACTAAGAAACTCGGTAAGATGGTCACCTTCACACACGAAGGAGTTCTTACCGAAGGCTTCTGCGCAAAAATCAAGACTCACAAAGTCAAATCCGACATCGCCACAGTAATTACTACCAGTGGTGACCAACTTCAAATTGAGGCATATCGCCTCACACTCAAAGGGAGGAACTAATCATGGCTGCAAAATTCTACTGGGTTAAGGGACGTCATAATCCTCAGTTCAAGTATCCTGTCTTCAAAGACATGGGTCAAATCACAAAGAAAGAAGCTAAGTCTCACGAGAATACTCTGTATGGGAGTAACTATATGCACAGCTTCAAAACGCATCAAGACGCTTTGGATTTTATTCAGCAACACGCACAAGGAGAATCAAATGTCTAAAGGCAATACTATAGTTATCGAAGAGCAAGAAACTCCGTGGAATAAAAAAGCACTTCAAGAGTTTATGGCATGTTGTCAGCTAACTGAGATGATATTTCATAACACATCTCATACAGTCGATCGTGTTCATTCACGTAGTGAATTTTACTCTGACACTGGAACACGCTCTATTATTGTAGAATGCAACTCGGCAAAGTGCGCGTTAGACATGACGCCTATCATACGCAGTGATTTGATAAATTGCTTTAAGCTCAAGCAGATTCCTTGCACTGCAGTCATTCACATTAAACTGGAGAACTTGATATGAAAAAATTCACATTCAAAACGGAGCAACCTACTGGACGCTATCGTTCATTTTATGCTCCATATCATGTCATCAAGTTTAACAAGAAAGAAGTCGGCTGCATTGAGTCTGACATTTCTCAACAGGAGTTTAAAATTCAATTACGCGTGATGAAGAAAGACATCATGGAAGACAATAATCCAAATTGCAAGTGGAAAAACATACGCTTCAAAAAAGTCTTCACTTCACTTCAAGAAGCAAAAGACTGGATCAATAACGAGGACACTCTCAAAGTGCTTCATTCAAAATTCACTCTAGCAGTAGATGAGGACTAATCATGAATAATTACCCATTGCAATCTGATAATTCAAAAGTTGTGACATCAATCACACGCGCAAAAAGTGTTATCAACACACACATGAAAATGATACAAAATTCAATCGATGAGTGTGCACGAAATGATCAATTTGAAATGTGCTCTCAATTGAAGAATCAAAAGCTTGGCTTATCCATGGCATTAGAAGATGTGTCATCCTTAGAAATTGGTATGATGACTGATGTTGAGTACGTTGAAATTGATGAACATGTGTGGCGTAATCTTCAAAAATGCGCAAATCAAGATCACATTGGAAATCTGAAGATGCTCATCGAGCTACTTTCCAAGTATCAACAGTTAATGCATGAAGCTATCACATACTCACACGATAAACGAACACTTTACGAAATCACACAAGAGTTTTGCAGTGGCTCAATTAAAACGTTACAACAATCTATTGAAAAAATGGAGAAACTATGACTTGCATCGATAACTCACTACTCATCTTGCTTATTTCCTTGATGGGCATGTGTGTAAGCTTGCTATGTCTCATTCTTCTTATTTTTATTGCATACACTCACACTCACACAGGAGACACGAAATGAACATCTTCATACTATCGCCCGATCCTTTCACTGCAGCGCGTTTTCATTATGATGTGCATGTTAGAAAGATGATCGTCGAATCCGCTCAAATGCTGTCTACATGCCAGCGTTTGAAGCATGGTTACACTGGCGATGAGTTCTACAATTCAACTCATATTCATCATCCATGCACAAAATGGGTGATGGAATCAAATGAAAACTACATGTGGCTAGTAATGATGTCAAAAACTCTATGCGAGATTTACACATCACAAACTGGTAAGATTCACAAACACAGGAAGTTCTTGAAAAGCTTTCTCATAATATCTCATGCAGATTTCTAGTGTCTGGATTTACTATGGTTACGTCATTTGCAAGTGCAATGCCAGATGATTTCAAAGTGTTCGATGAGACACACTTGAACTACATCAAGTATTACGTTGAAGGCAAAGCTCATTTAGTCAAGTCACAACGTGATCGTGGTATTCATTCACTTCTCACTCAAAAACTCAAGGAGCTGTCCAATGGTTAACAATGAAAATCCACTGGAGCGACAAGACAATGGCGTCATCATTATCAAAAAATCTGCAGGACATCCAGCATTTCCAGCGATTGAAATACGTAAGCTTCGTATGAAAACACTGGGGATGAAGAAAGAGCAGTTTTGCAAGCTTATCGGCGCCAGCAAAGCATCAGTTGATTCATGGGAATGTGGAAGACGTAAGCCTACAGTGGCACACATCAAGCTATTAAAAATCTTACGTATGGGATTGATAAATGCTAAGACACTTGATCTACTTTAATGCACTACGTGCATGCTATCTGCAAAACTTTTAACTCGTAACTCAGTTTCTTCCTTACTCCCGTAACAAGCATGAAACTTTGTTGCAAAACTTTTAACTCGTTGCTGTGTAAAGTTATTATATTTATCATACGCAGCAACAAAGGATTCTGTATGAAGAACCAAACTATTGCAAAAGAAATTTTGAAGACAGTCTCTGCCATTACACCTGAGAAAGATCTTTCTCGCGTCGCAGAGCTTGGAAATAATCTTCCACAAACAGCACAATTCAAAAACATCATTCTTAATCATAAGAAATAAATGTCGAAGAAACCTACGCCACCTGCTTATGCATTAGGCATGGATCCTGCTGACTACGATTGGAGTCATCATAGATATATGCCTCTTGATGATGGTGGCTGCGCAATTCCTGATCAAGGGAATACAACCCACGAAACCTCACACACAACAACCGGAGAAGAAAACATGGCTACTGCCAAGAAAATCACCAAGAAAGTTTCTGCTACTGAAAGTTCTGCAGCAGAAAAGAGCGCACAAAGCACTGCTTCAACAAAGACAGTGAAGAAGGAAAAGGTGGTGAAAGAAGGTGCTCCAAAGTTTTCCGCAGATTGCGTAGAACTTTTGAAGCAGAACAAGTTCACTGATGAAGAAATTGCTGAAAAGCTTTCTTCTACTTTTCCTGAAAAGAAGGATGTCCCTGGTGCCATTAAGTGGTACCGCCGCGAATTGAACATGAAGCTTCAAGAAGCTGGTGAACCAGTCATTGAAGAACTTGTCAAGGATGCAAAGGGCAAGACAGTGCAGAAGTCCACGATTCCTCCAGTGGAAAAGCCCAAGAAGGAAAAGACTGACGCAGAAGTTCCTGCTGTCAAATCTGCAAAAGCAACTCCTGAAAAGAAGGCAACTCCTGTGAAGAAGACAGCTTCCACTCCTGCAAAGAAAGTGGTGAAGAAAGTTGCAAAGAAGGGGTAACATTCACTGAATTCACTCGTGTGCTAAACATGCGTGAATTTCGGAAGTGTGGCAGAGCGGTCTATTGCGACGGTCTTGAAAACCGTAGGACGAAAGTTCCGGGGGTTCGAATCCCTCCACTTCCTTAACTAACTGGAATTACTATGAAACAAACAACGCGAAAAAAACTCAGAGACTATCAAGTAAAGATGCTTCGATACGCAAAAGAGCGTAAGCACTTTGCATTGTTCGCTGAGATGCGTCTTGGAAAAACCTTAACATCAATTCGCATCGTAAAATCATACCCAGAGAATGAGCGAACTCTTGTTCTTGTTGTTGCGCCATTTTCAGCATGGGATGGTTGGGAAACTGATCTTCATGATGAAGGCATTTCACTTACTCATGTGGACGGTTCAAAAAATCAACGCTTGAAGATTTTGAAAGAAGCGACCTCTGGTTGGTATATTATCAACTACGAAGCATGGCGATCTGTAGGAAAGATGCTTATAAACACAGAGTGGAACGTTGTTCTTCTTGATGAGTCAGACATTATCAAAAATCCACGTGCTAAAGTGTCAAAGTTTTTTGCTTCATACTTTAGATTTGTAGATCATAGAGGCATTTTGACTGGGACACCGGATCCTGAAAGTGATCTGGACTTTTATCAACAGCTACGCTTTCAAGATGAGAACATCTTCAAAGAAAAAACATTCTATCAATTTAGACACAATTGGTGTGAAGCAGTTGGATTTCATGGCTATGAAATTCGTAAATCACTACGTGATAAGTTCAAACGCATTCTAGCTGCAAATTGCTTTTTTATCAAGCGTTCTGACGTTAATCTTGGTGGTGAGCAGATCATACAAAAGCGTTATGTCAAACTGGACTCAAAGCATCAAGCAATGTATGAAACTCTGGAAAATGAGTTTATTCTTGAAAGTTTTGATGATAATGTATTCAAAGCAACAACAGAATCCTTTGCAACATACACATGGCAAAGACAGCTTGCTTCAGGAATCGTGGACAACAAACTTTCGTGGAATGGAAAAATCATTGAGCTGATAGATATTGTTACACGACAATTGCCACGTGAGCAAATCGTTATTTGGGCATCATTTGACGCAGAACTCTACGCAATAGAAGATGCACTAAAAAAGAACAACGTGTCATGCAAAGTTCTTAATGGCAAAGTTGATCATACAACACGCACACAATTTAAGAGAGAGTTTCAACGTGGCGAGTTTCGTGTGTTCGTTATTCAACCAGAGATTTTCAAATATGGCACAGATCTGTCTGCAGCGTCAACACTGATTTACTACTCATTACCAGCGTCTGCAAAAACTTACAGACAGTCTAAAGATAGAGCAATAGATATTGCAAAAGCAAATGGCACATTGATCATATATCTGTTGACTGAAGACACTGTTGATGAAGATTTGTGCGAAAATCTTGAAAAGAAAATGACACGCTCTGAATTTAACCACTCACTAGCACGATCAATTCGTGAAAGGCAACTTGCAAAAAGGAGAAGACGATGAAATCATTTTTCTACAGTGTAAAAGTTCTGTACTTTGCAATTATGGGCTTTATTGCAATGTTTCTTATTACAGTCCTGGTTGTTCTTCTTAAAGCACTAAGTTTTCTTCCTGGGCTTTCTCCATTTAGAAAAGTTGCGAACAACATCTTCACAACTCACGTACAAAGGATCGTGTAATGACAGAGCAGAACAATACAATTGATAGAATACCAAAGAACCTTTACGAAGCTCATTTGGTGATTAAGAAGTTTGAAGGCGAAACACGACGTTTACAAACACAAGTGTCGAATCTTTCATCGTCACTGTCAAAAGCAAATAAGAAGATTGAGCATCTTCTTAAAGAAAATTCTCACATTTCTGCTCAACTTCAAAAAGCAAACAATGTGAAGCAAAATTCCATTGCTCCAAAAGCTGTGAAGAAGTACATGCCACGAGGATTATAATGAGCAAACTTCTTGCTGTGTTACAGTTGCCTTCTATACTAACTCCATTGGTGACTATCGATGTGGGTGTTAATACTGGTATTTGTGTGTATCATCATAAGACAATCGAGTTGACAACTCTGCTAAAAGAAAAAGCTGCTCACAAAAAGCTAAATGTTAGTGAGCGTGTGATGTTTCTTGCAGATCAAGTGGAGGACTTTCTCAGTAAGAATAGAATTTCTCCAGAAATTACTCTGATTGAAGGAGTTCAAGTGTATGGCTCATCACAAAAGTCGATGGCTTCAACATTAAGTGGTGACACTATCATGGTTGCATACATGACTGGAGCATTTGCAGCAGTGTGCTCCACTCATTCGCGTTTCACACGCATAGTTCTTCCTCGCCAGTGGAAGGGCAACATGAACAAAGACGTAGTCAAGGCACGGATCAAGCGTGTGACTGATATTGACTATCCTGATCATATTGCTGATGCAGTTGGCATGATGCTTTCGTTACGAGGAGTATTATAATGCAGAAACAATCACAACAGTCAAATCACGGACGTACAAAATATGATAGACTAGTGTGTCCTAAGTACACATCAGACACGGGTGGAGTCTACATTGATGTGTATGATGTGATTCTTGCCTTTAATGTGACATGTCCGGCACGTCAGCATGCAATCAAGAAACTTCTTTGCGCAGGTCTACGTGGAAAAGGCGATGTTATTCAAGATCTTGAAGAAACAAAAGTTGCAATTGACAGAGCAATTCACATTTCAAAGCAGGAAGCATAATGGCACCAAAACGCGGCAAGAAGATCACACCAGTGATTCCATCATTTGCGTCTCTTCAAATTCCTGAAGGCGTATTTGATGGTGATATTCCATTTTCACAATCTTTGTTGATGACTGCAATGCAGTGTGATCGTCAAATCATTTATCAACTAAATCGTTGGGAAAAACCTGGAAAAGAACAGAACACATTCTTTGGCGCATGTGCTCATGAAATGCTTGATGTGTTCTACACGCTTCAAGAAAAGCCTGATGAGAAAATGCTTGAAGATGCTCTTGATGAATATCTTTCAAAGCAAGCAGAAAAGGGCGAGCTTGAGTGGTTAAATCCTCTTGACAAAGCATACTACGAAACTATTCTTATCACTACTTTGTCTGAGTATTTTACTCATTACGAAGATGATTTTGAGATGGAGTTTTTTGAAGTTGAAAGAGTCTTCAAAGTCAAATTCAAAAACTTGTGGCTTACTGGAAAGAAAGATGGCAAAGTTGGTTACAATGGAAAGCGCTGGTTGTTTGAGCATAAGACACGTGGCGACATCAACGAAGATGCTATTGCTAGAAATCTAGATCTTAATTTTCAAACGCAGTTCTACCTGCTTGCTGATCGTCTTGAATCTGCAGAGCCATGTGATGGAGTTCTATACAATATCATTCGTAGAACTAGATCACGACCACGTGGCAAAGAAACTTTGCGTGACTTTGCAGAAAGACTTCGTGAAGAAATTATTAAAGATCCTGACTATTTCTTTAAACGTTTTGAAGCTGAATACACAAAAGCTCAAACAAAAGAGTTTGAAGCTGAGCTTGATGAAAAGCTTCGTACTCTATGGGATCTTCTTCGTGGAGCAAGAGTTCCAGTAAAAAATGAAGCATTTTGTTTCAATGGATATGAATGTGATTATGCTCAAGCATGTGCGTCACGTTCATTAGAAGGCTACCGTCAACGCAAGCTTGTATCACCTGAACTATAATAGGAGTCAACATGTCAGTGATAAAAAAGAAAAAGATAGAGAAGCCAGAACGGACTTCTCTTATCAAGAAGAAGAAAAACGTGGATGAGGCTCTAGATATTGAGCTTCCAACCACATACTCTGAGCCTGCATCAGAAATTGGAGACTATACATTTCTAATTTATGGATCAAAGAAAATTGGAAAAACATCACTAGCTGCTCAATTTCCAAAAGCTCTTGCTTTTATGTTTGAGCCTGGTGGAAAAGCTCTTCGTCTCATGCAATTGCCATGTCCTACATGGTCACACTTTAAGCAAGCAATTGATAAGATTGAAGTGAGTAATATCTACAAAACTTTTGTAGTTGACACTGCATCCGTCGCTTATGATCGTTGCATGGAATATGCATGTCAAAAAGCAAATATCGATCATCCTGGTGATGAAGGCTATGGCAAAGGATGGGATCGTGTTAAGAAAGAGCTTTCAGCTCAATTTTCACGCTTGATGTTGCAGAACTCTGGCTTGATCATGCTTGCTCATGATAAGATTGCAGAAATTGAAACTCGTTCGGGACGAAAGTTCAACAAGACTATGCCGAATCTTACTGGTCAGGCAGAAGGCTTTATTGCAGCAACAATCGATGTCATTGGTTACTATCATATTGTTGATAACCAAAGATGGCTTCAAATTCGTGAAGATGACTACGCAATGGCAGGTTGTCGTTGTGAAGAAAACTTTATGACTCCAGATGGGCAACCTGTATTTAAGATTCCTATGGGAACGTCTCCACAAGAAGCCTATCAAAACTTGATCACTGCATTTAACAACAAGCAAAAAGAATCATACGCTCCAGAAGAAATGATTCGAAAGAAAGTAGTGACACAAGCAAATGCAACAACAAAACTCAAATCAAAAATCACAAGGAAAGTACGATGAACCCACGTGAATATCAAGAACTTTGTGTGAGAACATGCGTTCCACAAGAAGAAATGTATCTTACTATAGAACAACGTGACATTCTTCATGCTGTAATGGGCATTTGCACAGAAGCTGGAGAGTTGCAAGATCAGCTTAAGAAATCTTTCTTCTATGGAAAGAAGCTTGATATGATCAACATCGAAGAAGAGCTGGGTGATGCACTGTGGTATATCGGCATGTGTTGCCAGCGTCTCGGACTTTCTATGGAAAAGATCATGGAGCAAAATATTGAAAAGCTTCGTGTTCGATTCCCTGAAAAATTCACGACAGAACTCGCGCTTAGTCGTGACTTAAACAAAGAGCGCGATTCACTTGAAACAAACACACAACAAGGAGCCTAAAAATGGCAAATAAGGAATTCGGCAAGTATTCAGCAAATCAGACCTGGGACACCAATGGTGGTGACTTCGAAAATCCAAATGATGGTTCTTATGTTGGAATTATCACGGATGGTGAAGTCAAAAAGTCAGGCTCTGACTATTGGATGCTTCTCGTCAAGATCAAGATCACAGAAGCTGAAGAAGAGAATGAAGCTTTCATTGGCAAGACTCATTTTCTCAATCTCAACTTCGAAGGCAAAAATGGCTGGAATCCTTGGAAGGTCAAGGCTTTCTTCAAGGAAATGGGACTTGAGCTTCCTGAGTTCTCTGACATCGAAGATGTTGTCAAGGAACTTGCAGACAATGGCACTGCAATTTCTTTCGATCTGAAAACCAAGAACGATTTCTTGAACACCAAGATCACCGAAGTTTTGGAAAACTACGAAGATCCTACTGGTGATGAAGAAGGCGAAGCTTCTGACTTGCCTTCTGCCGAAGATGTCGATGCGATGTCAAAGGAAGAATGCCTTGAGTTTGCTGAAGAAAATGGCATTGAGCTTTCAAGCAAAATGCTCAAGAAGATGCAGGCTCAAATCAAGGAATGGATCGCTTCTCAGGCAACTGAAGAAGGCGAAGAAGAAGGCGAAGAAGATGATGGCAACAAGGATGCTCTCGTAGAGTTCTGCGTCAGTGCAGGAATCGATGACATTGATGATGACTCTTCTGCTGAAGACATCATTGAAGAGCTGAAGAGCTACGAATTCGAAGCTGACGAACTCTCTGATGAAGAGAAAGAGCTGCTGAAGAAGAACGGCTTGGAATCCATCATCAAAGGTCCAGCAAAGACAGTGAAGAAAGGCACCAAGAAGTAAATTCTTCCAGTGATCATCATGGCTTGTGGATGTAGTCGCCGTAAACCCAATCCTATAACGGACACGGTATGATCACTTTCGCCGATTTAGCTCAGTGGTAGAGCACTTGATTTGTAATCATGTGGTCGAGAGTTCGAATCTCTCAATCGGCTTAGTTAAACAAGGAGTAACACAATGGCAACAACTATCAGTGAACTTTTGACAGACATTTCAAATGCATCTTCACGTGCAGAAAAAATGTCACTATACAATGAAGGCTTAGAACAATGGCCACAACTGGCAGAAATTTTCTCATACACATACAACAAATCAAAAATGTATGGTATTCAAGTTGATGTAACAGGTATCAAAGGCTCTGGACTATACACTCTTGAATCTCATTGGCTTCAAGTACGTAACACACTTGATCTGCTGTCAGCAAAGCGCATCACTGGAAATGCAGCACGCGATGCTCTTAATACTTTACTTAAAAACTTTAGCACTGACGACATATACACAATCGGCTGTATCATCAACAGAAAGTTAAATGTTGGCCTACACCTCGGTCATGCCAGTGATTTCAACGTTGCATTAGCAAAGAAGCTTGAAGCAGTTAAGTTTGAGCTTGATGACACGTGGTATATTTCACGAAAACTCGATGGAGTACGCTGTCTTGCTTTTATTGGAAGAAACCAAGTCACATTTTACTCACGTCAAGAAAAGCCACTTTTCACACTTGACAAACTCAAAGCTCCACTTCTTGCTGCATTTCCTCCAGGCTACATTGTCGACGGTGAAGTTTGCATCATGAAAAATAAGAAAGAAAACTTCACTGCAATTGTGTCTGAAATTAAGAAAAAAGGACACACAATTGAGTCTCCACACTTCATGATTTTTGATGTTTTGAAGATCGAAGAATTCAATAATAACACAGGACGCTCTTTTGTAGAACGTTACGAATCATTATTTTCATTGCTTAACAAAAGTCCGTCTTCATATCTTTCTCCTGTAAAGCAAGTTCAATACACTTCTGAAGCATTTGCATACTATCTAGATCATGCAAAGAGTATGAAATGGGAAGGTCTAATGCTTCGAAAAGACGCACCATACAAAGGAGGAAGAAGCACTGATCTTCTTAAAGTTAAAAAGTTTAAAGATGCTGAATACAAAGTCAAAGCAATGATTCTTGGAGATATTACAACAACAGAACCTGGCAAAGGTCAAGTAACTCTCAAAAATGTCTGCTCCGCTCTTATCATTGAGCACAAAGGAAATGATGTGCATGTTGGAAGTGGACTTACAAAAGAGCAGCGTATTGAATGGTCAAAAGCTCCATCGAAAATTTTGAACACTATTATTACTGTAAAGTACTTTGAAGAAACAACTAACAAGGAAGGAAAGAAATCTCTTCGCTTCCCTGTTCTTATTGCAACTCATGGAAAAGAAAGAGACATCTAACATGAAATACACAGCGTTTGACGTAGAAACAACTGGCTTTCGTAAGTATGAAGGTGATCAAATCTTTTCTTATGTCATCACAGACTGGAATGGAAATTCAGATGTGCGACGTATTAAATGGACTCCAGGTACTCTTGAATTTCAACAAGATCCTAACTTCATTTACTTACAAGAGTATTGGGCAGATACGTCTATTGCAAAAATTATGCACAATGCAAAATGTGACTATGGTTTTTGCTTGGCAAATGGGATTCATATACCATCGAATACTGAGTTTCATGATACAATGCTAATGTCTCAAATGTTGCAGAACTTAGCAGCCTCACATGCCCTAGACTCTTTGTCCGAAGCAATTTATAAGTATCAAGCGCCAAATGACAATGACATTGCCAAAGAAGCAAAGAAACTGGCAAAAGCATACTTAAAAGAAAATCCAGATTCACGTATTGGATTATCTGGTTATCAATTTGTAGACGAAGAGCAAATGAACATCTATCAGGTTGCTGACGGCGAACGCACAATGTTACTATACAAGTGCTTTGCGCCAAAGTTGTTTGCATCACCAGAGATGTGGAAAGACTATCTAAATGAGCTTGATCTTCTTATTGCAACAATTGAAGAAGAAGAGCATGGCATCACTGTTGATATACGCCAAAGTAAAAAGCTGCAGCACTATCTTAGAACAGAACTTGATATTGTCAAAGAAAAATCTCTTGAAATCATTGGGCGTGATGTCAACTTTAACTCATCAGATCAAGTTGCAAGGCTTCTTACAGAAGATCTTGGTTTAAAGATTGAACATACAACTTCTAAAGGCAAAGCATCAGCAGCAAAAAATGTATTGATGGATTTACGTGATGAGCATCCACTGATCGACATGATTCTAAAACATCGTGCATTTGACAAAGGCATCACAATGGTAGAATCATATCTTGACTTGATGGATCCTAAAACACAACGAATCCATGCAAACATCAAAACGAATCAGGCAGTCACTGGACGTCAATCTTGCTCAGAACCCAACTTACAAAATGTGTCACGAGAAGCTTCATTGCGCACAGCGTATTCAGTTCCAGCGAGACGTTGCTTTCGTGCTGATGAAGGTCATGTTCTTTTCTTGGTTGACTATGCAGGTATTGAGTTTCGTCTCATCGTTGCTGAATCAGGAGAAGATGAATTCATTGATGTGATGAAGCGTGGCGATGATGTTCATGATGTTGCTTCTTCTTGCTTATATAATGACAATTGGAAGCTCATGGAACTTCTCATGAAATCTCCAACAGGTGTTAAAAAGCCTGAGTGGTATCTTCATGAAGAAAAACGTCTGTATGCAGGAAATCCCGGAAAGTACGAAAATGATTTTTACTCTCTTGCAAAAACTATTCGCAAAAACGCACGTGATGGAGCTAAAAACTACGAGTTTGGCATTTCATATGGTGGTGGCTTTGGAGCAATTACAGCATCGTTGATTGGCTTAACAGATAAAGAAAAAAGAGAAGGTCATCAACGCTTTTGTAAAAGATGGCCACGTGTGGCATATTTCACACCAAACATTATCAAACAAATTCGTGAAAATGGCTATATCACCACATCATTTGGACGCAGACTTTACGTTAGAAGATCAGAAGCATACGCTGGATCAAATTACTTGATTCAAGGTTCTGCTGCTGGTATCTTAAAGAGAGCGCAAGTTAGAATTCGAGAATACTCACGTTTTGAAGTCAACAACACAATTCGACCACTGGTGCCTATTCACGATGAGTTGATTATCAAATACCCACGTTCATTATTGTCACAATCAAACTATATTCTTTCGGACATAAGTCATCTGATGACATTTCATCCAGAGATTCGCGTTCCTCTTGAAGTAGAGTGGAAAATGACAACTTCGAACTGGGCCTCAGCAAAACCTTTTAAGGTAGAAAAGCCACAAGATTGGAAATTCGCAAGTGATATCACAATTTGAGGAACACATGACACGAGCAAAAACAACTCCCACTTCTGCAGATCTTATTCGTTTAATCTGCAGAAAGTTGAACATACCACATGATTCACGTAGACCACCCTCTTCGTTATCACGTTTTTCGTACGAGCAACTTCTTAGACTACATGCAGTTGTCAACAATGGAGTAGATAAATGAGTCTACTTCGTCACGAGAATTTAAAAGCGTTCAAGCAACTTGGCTTTATGCCCGAAAAAGTTGCAGGAAATCAAGTCATTGGCACATGTGTGTTTTGCTCAAGTCATGATAAAATGTATTTGAATCCTTTAAAGAAGACATGGGACTGCAAAAAATGTGGACGTCAAGGTGGCTTCAAAACATTTCTACACGAAGCAGCAACTGTCTTTAAGTCCAATTTCAAAGGTCAAGAAGCAATGGCATTTTCTAACTCAAGAAGTTTGCCTATCTCAATAATGAAGTCTCACGATCTTGGCTACAATCCTGCTAATGAGTCGTTTGTTCTTCCTATCTATAATGTAGAGCACTCTGACATTTGGGATTTGAGAATCTACAAAGACAAAAAATTCATGTCATTGTCTGGATGTCAAGTTGGCTTGTTTGGATGGGACAAGATAAATCCTTCTGCAGATACAGTGTGGCTATGCGAAGGAGAATGGGACAAAATGGCTTTAGAGGTGATATTAGAAGAAAATAATGTCACAGATCCAGTTCTTGCAGTTCCAGGAGCTGGCACGTTCAAAGCAGAATGGGTATCTTTGTTTGATGGCAAAATCGTTCATGTTATGTATGATCACGATGATCCTGGTAAGAAAGGAGCTAATAAAGTTGCTCTCGCTCTTGCAACAAATACTAAATCATTGAAGTTCGTACACTGGCCAAAAACAAAGAAGACTGGCTATGATGTGCGTGATTATTTGATTGAGAATAAGCTAAAGAAAGCATCACGTCTTGATAGACTAGAAAAGATGCTAAAAGATCATCCTCCAGAAATTGAAGGAAATCAAAATGTCACAGTGTCAAAAGCAACAACAAAAGTTGACAAATACACTGGGCAATACATAGAGCGTGAAAAGATTCACGAAGCGTATAGAAAGTGGCTGTATCTACCTTATACTGATGTGCTTGATGTAATGTTTGGCACAATGATTGCGAATCGTCTTGACGGTGATCCTTTGTGGCTTTTCTTAGTTGCTCCTCCTGGTGGCACTAAAACTGAGCTGATCAATTCAATTTCTTCAGCTCCCAACACTGTCACAACTTCATCACTAACATCAAAATCACTTGTGTCTGGTGCCAATACTGCAGGCGGTGGTGATCCTTCACTTATTCCAAAGCTTGATCAAAAGGTACTTTTAGTTAAAGACTTCACAACAATCTTGAACATCAACGTCGTAGAGCGTGATGCAATCTTTGGTATTTTACGCGATGCGTATGATGGAAAAACAGAAAAAGACTTTGGAAATGGCATTCACAGATCGTATATCTCAAAGTTTGGTATCATATCAGGTGTTACTCCAGCGATTGAGCTATACACTGAAGGTAACACATCTCTTGGTGAAAGATTCCTTCGTTATGATATTCCAATTCCACATGATGCAAAAGGACGACACGAGTATCTTTTACGAGCAGAGCAAAATGCTGGAAAAGAAGTTCAAATGCGCAAGGAACTAGCTGACATTGGCACAGCAGTTCTTTCTCATGACTTTAAGAACATTCCTGTCATTGATGCAAAAATCAAAAATCAGACTATTGCTCTTGCTCAATTCCTGGCAAAAATGCGCGGCACAGTGGTTCGTGACAAGTTCACAAAAGAAATCACACATAACGCATTTTCAGAACTTGGAACTCGTATCGTAAAACAATTCACAAAGCTAATGTATGGCATTGGAATGTATCGAAATGTCTCAATGGTTGACAATGATATTTATGATATTGTCAAACACATGGCATTATCTACTGTGCCTCATCGACTTGAAAAGATTATTCGTTACATGTATGAAGATGATCCTGAAAGAGCATACAAGGTTGATGAAATATCATCTCACTTAAAACTTCCTGCAATGACATGCTCACGTCTTCTTGAAAACTTGGATATGCTAGGAGTAGTAAATCAACAAAGAGAATCGATGCTTAAGACAGAATGGACATTGAATGAAGATGGCATTTATCTTATTGAGGAAGGAAAAATTTATGCATAATACTTTTTGCAACAAACTGAATGTAAACTTTTGTAAAAACACGCACTGCTCTGTTGTCAGTCTGACATACGCAGAACAGCACGAAATTTAAGAGGGTATAAACCTATGGCAACACAAAACGACGCTGACAGAGAGCTCCAGACGACAAAACCAAAGGCAGATTTTGCTGTTCTGATGTCTGTGCAAAAAAGATTTCAGCTACGACTTGGAAAGGAGGACCTTTTCAATGATGTAGAGTTTATCAAAGAGCAAGCAATGGCTTTAATGATTGAAGTCGCAGAAGCTTTGAATGAAACTCCATGGAAATCCTGGAAGAAAAATCAACAGCTTAATCTTCCAGCATTTCGTGAAGAGCTTGCAGATATTCAGCTATTCTTGATCAATCTTGTTATTGCATCAGGATTGTCAGCGGATGGCTTTATTGAACTGTGTAGATCAAAACAACGACTCAATGAATCACGTCAACAGGAAGGCTACTAATGGGAAGCTTCGTATCACAATCACATCAGCTCATCACCAGCGCTGACAAAGAGTTTATTTATCGACTCATTGAACTTGCTGGTCGTACGTGCTACAAGTCAGAAAATCTTATCACAGAAAATTCTGCTGAGAAGTTTATTCGTGGACTTATCTCTGCAGGTCACGAATCAGTGCTGGAGCATGCATCAATCACAATTCGATTTGTCACTGATCGTGGAGTAAGTCATGAGCTTGTGCGTCATCGAATTGCTTCTTACTCTCAAGAATCAACTCGATACTGCAATTACTCAAAAGATAAGTACTCCAATGAAATCACTTTTGTCACACCACATTTTGTAGATGATGAATATGATGGCACTAACCCATCACATGTTGCTTTTGTGACTGCATGTGCAGAAAGTGAACGTGCATACTTCAAGCTTCTTGAATGTGGATTAAAGCCACAAGACGCACGTCAAGTTCTTAACAACGCAGTAAAAACAGAAGTTGTTGCAACATTCAATATGCGTTCACTTCGAAACATGCTTTTACAACAATGCTCCACAAAAGCACATCCACAAATGAGAAAGCTTATGACACCGCTTCTTAATGAACTCGTTGAGATGTTACCAGCGCTTTTTGAAGACATTCATAATGCCATCAACAAAATTAACTCATAAGGAGACGCACATGGCTCACGAAACTCTACATCCGTTTGATCCACTTGGTGTTATGACACCACAGCCATACGAACATCCTTACATGTTCTACATTGCTTCTGGATGGTTTAATCAGCAGCAAGCAAAAGATCTTGAGGACATCAAGCATATTCTTGATGGCTTTGAAATCAAATACTTCTCTCCAAAAGATGAAGTCATATGCCCACCAAATGCAAACTACAAACAACGCAATTCTGTGTTTCTAGGCAACATTCATGCGATTGATGATTCTAAATATGTGATTGTCAACACACGTGACAAAGACATGGGAACAATCTTTGAAGCAGGATACGCGTATGCAAAAAACAAAAAGATCATTTATGTTGCATTTGGCTTGCAAGGTCAATTCAATTTAATGCTTGCGCAATCTGGAGTTTGCGTTTGCACAACGCATGCGCAACTCATGTATGCTGTTCAAAAATGTCACGATGGGCAAGATCCAAGAACACAATATGAAGGAGAAATAGAATGACACAGTCAGGTGATATTCTTCGTCCTATCGTTGAGTTCATTGATGAAATTTATTCATTGAAAACTCTTATTCGATATAATACAACGCCACGCTTGAACAATGAGTCAGTGGCAGAGCATTTGGCATTTACATCTCTAATCGTTCTTCGATTGCGTGAAGTCTTTTCTTTTAACTTAGAACGCGCTTTGATGATGGCTTTGACACATGATATTCCTGAAATCTACACTTCAGATGTGCCACATCCAATCAAAAAAAGTTTTCCTGCGCTCAAGAAAGCTCTTGAAGAAGTAGAACTACATGCATGGAGCAATTATCCAGAACACTGGATGAAAGCAAATATCGAGATGGAGTCGGGAAAAACTCTGGAATCATTGATCGTGCAGCTTGCTGATGTTTTATCTTGCGTGCAATATACAGAGCACGAAGTGAATCTTGGAAATAACTATATGACTCCAATCAAACAAACATCAACAACACGTGTTCTAGCATTGCTAGACAAACTTCAAAAGGAGTATCCTCATGCTTACAATAATCTTTGAAGGAGTAGACAAATCTGGAAAGTCTACTTTGATGAAAGCATTCAACAAAATATCAAACTTTAAACATGTGTGCATTGATCGTGCGTATGTGTCTCACATTGTGTATTCAATGAATCGAAAAACAGAAGTGGAAAATATGATTCATTTTCCTGTCGCAATGGACACAATGAATCATATTCCCGGTCTAGTTATTGTTCACGTCACCGCAGAAGTTTCATGCATCAAGTCACGCTGTGAGTTTCATGAAGAGACTCCGTTTGATATAGAAGCAGATTCATTTAGGTTCTCTGTTGTCATTGATGCTATGAAGCAGCTATGTCCAGAGATTCCTATACTAACCATTGACACCACATCTCTGTCAATTGAAGATAGCGCAAGTCAAGTACTTGATGCAATCAACGAATTGGAGAAAGTGCTATGAGAATCAATCATCAACACAGGAGATCAGAAATGACTGAGTATACATCCACAGAAGAAGCAGTAGAGTTTCCAATGGAGCTTCGTTTTAACGAAGAGCCCACAAATGAAATTATACCCAGTAATGAGACAATCGGCGTTGATATGCTGGATTACCCACGTGGTGACTTTCGTGAGCGCTGCTTTGACATGATTATGTCTACATGGCAAGATACTGTAGGTGAATACCAAGTGCCAAAGACAAAGTCAACTGTTCAAGACACATTCATGAAGTTGCTTACTGGCAAAGTCCTACCCAATTCAATGGAGCATCTCACGTTTATGTTCCGAATCTCTGGTATAACTCTGGTTGAAATCACACACATTCTTCGTCACAGAATGTTCTTTTCAATTCATGCTCAATGCACTGCAGATCGTTTTCTTACACATGACTCTGCAATGATTCCAACCAGTATTATTGGCACAGAGTTCGAAGCAGAGTACGTCGAGTTGACAAAGCGCACAAAGCAATTGTATCAAGACATGTGTGATTCTAAAAAGATTTCTATTATGGACGCACGATATATCTTGCCACGAAATCAACGTTACTTCTACTATGTGGGCATGAATTTGAAGGATGCCATTGCATTTATCAAACAACGTCGTTGCACAGCAATTCAACCAGAGCTTGACAATGAAATTGCAAGACAGTTGTTTGTGCATATTTCAACCATCATTCCAGAACTTAAACAGGTGATGTCACTTCAATGTGATCATACGTGTCACACCACTTTTGGTAATGAAGAGCACACAACTCGTTTGTATCAGCCAGATGCCAATCATGCAAAAATTATTTCTGCAAAGAAAAAGCAAAACATAAATCCAGATAACTATGTTTATGGCGCAACGCGTGAAGACATGGGCTCATTTTACCCACACTCTGAAGAGATGTAGAATGGCATTCACACACACGTACAATCACAGTGTTAAAGCAGTGTATCCTGCAATGAGACAAGCAGATAAGATTTCTTTGTTATCACAATGTGACAGAGCAAAAGTTGGCTGCGTGTTTGTGGCTACTTCAGGAGACATTCTTGTTGCTTCAAACAATCACTCTCACGGTGGTATGAAAAGTGGACACTCATGCATTACTACTGGTCACGAACTGATTGATCAACATTGCTGTGCGACTACCCATGCAGAAATAGCATGTATCGTTGCAGCAATGAAGAATGCTATTTCACTTGAAGATTGTGTGTGTGTTGTCACTCACACTCCATGTGTGTCTTGTTCAATTGCTTTAATTGAAGTAGGCATCAAACTTCTGTATATCAAATCACGATACAAAGAAGTCCCACAAACGTATCAGTGGTTCATGAAAAAGGGAATACGAGTGTTTGACTGGAACTTTAACCTTTTGGAGTGGTAAAAATGTACAGTGAGACTTTGTATACCTTTTGTACTACAAACGTAATAAAATCGCACTATTTAGGGGGTAGGGGCCCCCTACGGGTTTTGTATACCTTTTTAACTACATATTTACTACTACATAACGTTAAGGTGGGGTTTTCTTAACGTAAATGTATACTCTTCATACCTTTATGTTAAGAATAAGAAAAAGAAAAAGAAAAATAAAGAAAGAAAGAAGAGAGAAGAAAGAATGAGAGTAGCAAAACACGGAGAGTTGAAGATGAGTAGTAAGTTTGTAGTACAAAAGGTGTTAAAAACGCATAAGAGCCATTACCCCCTAAATAGAGCGTTTTTAGTTAAATTGTAGTAAGAAAGTAGTACGTTTTGAGCAAAATCTAACGAAAACGAGGACTTGATGAAAAGAGGAAGAAAAATCACAACACAAAAAGCTGCAATTGACCCTCAGCAAGTGCTTGGTGATTTAGTAAAACATGTTGACTTGAATTTCATCGCAATGGATCAAGATGGAAGCTGGTGGGCATGGAAAAGACAACCTGCAATGATGGTTCAATCGAAAGGTTGGTTCGCTCCAGGAAGTCATATCAAGATCAAAAGTGGCATTTTATCGCCAGCGAAAGACTGGAAGACTAGTCTTTTGTCTCTTTCACAACCAACCGAAGAGGAGAATTATGATGGTTGAAAAGTACGCATTGACGCAGTTTGACAAAACTGTAATCATGAAATTTAACTTTTTAACAATGGAATTGACCATTGGAGGATACTCCAAGCATCGTCAATTCATTGAAAGTATCATTCAACAATACTGGAATCTTGCTGAATTTCCTGAAATGAAATTTCCACAGAAAAACAAAGTACGATACACAACACGTTGTGTGATTGCAAAATATCGTAGTGTTGTTCAAGCAATGATTGCAGACGGTGCAGTCATTGTTGAACAAATTCGTGCACATGGGAGGATGCTATGAATTTTCCATTAGAAAAGACGCATGAATTTTCTCATGGTGAGTATATGAAGACAGTTCATTTACAGATCTTTGCAGGAGAGAGTCTTTCTTCTGCTGCAAATAAAGAAGAAGCAATGAAAAACAGTGTTGAACAGCTTGACGCAATTCTTTTCAACACATTTCTTATGTCACCACGTGAAGCTCAACTCATGAAAGACACACATTCTATTATGACTTCAGTCATGGAACAAATCTACGGACGTGATGAATTTACCACTTTTATCTCAAATACAGAAAAAGGAATCCAGACCTATGACACAGCGCTTCCCTAACGAATCTCAAGAAGCATACAAAATTCGTCGTGCGTATGAGAAAACAAAAATGCAGCAACAGCTCAAAGGCACCGTTGTTACACCAGTGAACTCATTCAATCGTGAAAAGAAAAGAGCTCTTGAATTTCATGATGTGAAAAATCAGCTCAACACTAAAATCATGGAAACACTAGAATTCGGCAAAAAGCTTAACATTACAGCTCCTGAATTCGTTTCTGCAAGAAAAAGTTATTTTATGTATAAGCAGCATGCTTCACGAGAGTGGCTTGAATCACATTTAAGTTCACTAGTACAAATCGTGAAGAAGAATCTTCCAAGAGAATAATCAACTTAATCTTAAAGGACATTATGCCTTATAGACCATGTAAGATATGTAACGAACAAGGAAGCATTCTAGGTGAAGATTGCACTGAATGCAATGGCACAGGCTTAGCTTATGTTGAAAATGAAACATACGAACATCTTGAGCATGAAGACTTTGCAATTGATGAGGATGACTTATGAGTGATACTCATCGTGTTAGAATCGATACACAAGACTTCATTGAAGACTCTAAAAAGCTTCTTGGAAGAGATTGGCCAAAAGCCATTGTTCATGCATTAGAACTCACAGCAAAACACACTGAAATGATGGAACGAGCAAATACTCGTGAAAACTTTAAGTTGCATACAGACTGGATTCCAAAAAATATCAATGCATTTCCAAAAACAGTGGGTCAAAGACGAAAAATTGAAAGTGATTTCAGACGTCGTCACGAAGGTTTTGCTGCTGTTCAAACATCACAAAATATCAATTGGATGTCAATGCATGAAGATGGTGGGACCAAAACACCCAAAGGCAAAACACTTTCACTTCCAGGGCCTTCTTCTAAGAACTACAGCTTCTTGACAGCAACTGGCAAAACGAAGCAAAAATGGGAACCACAGACTTTGCTTAAAGGATACAATGCAAAGCCTTGGGTAAAAGGCTCTAAACACCCTGGAGAACGCGGACATGGTAAACGATTGCCGTTCATCATTCGTGGAAGAGGTGGAGTGCCACTATTGGTACGAAGAAAAACCAAGAAATCAGGACCGCTAGAAACTCTGTATGTCTTTAAACCAAAAGCAGATATTAAAGCAACGTGGCACTTCGAGGAGAAAGGCTATAATTTTGTAAAGAGTAACTATGAGAAGTATTTCAATTATGCATTAGATGTTGTAATTAAGAAATATAGCGCAGGTAACTCATGAGCGGGCAAATGTTGTTCATGTCCAGTGTTGTTGCACTACTGGTTGTGTATGTTATACTTTATGCATACACACGCAGAAGAGATAAGCACACACGTCCGCACTTTGTTATTTCTTGTCTATACTGTGGAGCACTGGAGATATGCACGATGTATAACTACTCACGTTGTTTCTTCATTATACTTAGTCTTTTGATTGTGTATCAATATCTGAGACTACTGTGGAAAATTATCATTAGCGTGAAGCATCGAAGAGATATAGAGAGCTTTGATAGAACAATGGATGATACATTTTGGAATAGATATTCATAAACTGGAAAGGGGCTAAAGTGAAGAGTACAATGATTCATTTTGAAACACTCGGTTCCTTTCGGAGGGCTGTGAAAGTGGGTAACTCGGAGGCCCCGTGTTTTAGTGAGTTTTTCAAAAAAGTGAACCTGGAATTCAACCTCAAGGACTTGAAAATTGATTCAAAATGAATCATCTCGTTGAAGGAAAAATGCTTATGGATCTTGAATATATCAACATAAATGAGTTCGCACTGCGTTGTATGGTTGACAGAAGAAAAGTCAATCTTGCTATTAAAGCAGATGCGATTGAAGTTTTCAAACGTGGCACTGGAGGTGGACCAAAAGCTGGATACAAAATTTGTTGGACAACTGAAAGCAAAAAATTTTTGAAGTGGTGCAAAGAAGCACGTCTATCTCCAAAAGATAGATGGACACGTGGCACAATGAATGAAACCAAAGTCAACGAGTTTGAAGACGATGAAGAAGACACATCATCACCAGATGAACAGATACCTGATGATATGTCTGAAGAACAAATGATTGAGTTGCTTGGCAAGAACATCTCATCAATTGAAGCAGATCGTATTCGCAAAATTCTAAAAGCACGACGCGAATTGCTTGACTATAAAAAAGAGCAGGGACTTCTTGTTGACATCACAGAATTTATGCCAGCGTTTCAAAAAATTGGCATCATTGTGAAGAAGAGTATGAAAGCAATACCGCCACGTGTATCTACACAGTACGCTGCAATGACAGATCATTTCAAAATTAAGAAGCATCTTGAAAAAGAAATTGATATTGCACTTTCTTCATTTGATGACTTTATGAAAAAGGTTGCAAAGAATGCATGATGAACTTCTAAGTGCTATTGATAAACTATCACCACAAGCCTTACAGGTAGTGTCTGGCTTTTTTACGTCTTTACGACCTGAAAAGAAGCTTGATCTTGATGAATGGTCAGATGAGCATCGCGTTCTTCCTGAAGGCACATCATCAGAGCACGGAAGATGGAGAACAGAGCGTTTTCCGTTCTTACGTGAGATTATGAAGTGTCTATCACCTTCATCACCCACAAAATATATTGATGTGATGAAAGGCTCACAGCTCGGCTTTACTGAGCTGATGATCAACTGGATGCTGTATACAGCGGATCATTCACCGGCGCCGTTTCTATATATTCAAAAGACAACTGAAGATGTTGAAGATTTTTCAAGTCAAAAACTACAGCCATCTATTGACGCGTGTGAGCAAGTAAAAGAAAAGATCACTACATCAAGATCTTCAAAGGGACCGAATAAAAAGAGACTAAAAACTTTTCCCGGTGGATTTATTGCACTTGGTGGAGCGAACTCTGCTTCATCACTTCGTTCACGTTCAGTTGAACGTCTTGGAGTTGACGAAGTTGATTCATACAAACGCAATATTCAAGGAGAAGGTGATCCACTTCTTCTCGCAGAGCGTCGTGCATCAAACTTTCCTGATGCCAAAATTTACAGAGTTTCTACACCAGGGATTGATGAGACTTCACGTATTAAAGGCTTGTTTGAGCTAGGCGATCAACGTAGATATTATGTTCCTTGCCCACATTGCAATGCAGCAGCTGATAAATCTTTGACATACTTTGTCATTAAATGGAAGAATATTATATGGGATGAAGGCCAACCGCACACTGCACGTCTTGTCTGCACTGATTGTGGATGTGAGATTGAAGAGCATAACAAGACATGGATGCTTGACAATGGAGAATGGCGTGCAGAAAACCCACAAGTAAAAGATCAAAAGCCCGGTGATGTTAACTTTCAACGTGTATCATATCATATCAATGCTTTGTATTCTCCTGTAGGATTCTTTTCATGGGCAGATGCTGCTGCTATGTTTGTTGAATCAAATCTTGCTAGAGACAAAGAGCAGTTAAAAGTGTTTGTAAACACAGTACTTGGAGAAACGTGGTCAGAGACTGGAAAAAGTATCTCATACGAGTTTGTTCAGCAAAGACGTGAGGTGTATTCTTCAGACTCTTCGTTTGATATACCTATTGGCGCATTCATTGTTACAGCTGGAGCTGATGTTCAAGATGATCGTATCGAATGTGAAGTTCTTGCACATGGGGCAAACAATGAGACATGGTCACTTGACTACAAAGTATTTTTGGGTGATACTGAGCAAGATCAAGTGTGGCAAGAGTTTGATCTATTTCTGCAGAAAACATACAGACATCAAACTGGAGTCACAATGAACATCGCGGGCACTGCAATTGACTCTGGTCATAGATCTAAGAAGGTATACGCATTCTGTAGAGCGCGTGAGTATAGAAGAATCTTCCCAGTCAAGGGTCGTTCAGGATGGGGACAAGGCACTATCAAACGTCCTCTAAAACCTATGCCTGAATATCACGTATGGTTATTCAATATTTTTGTAGATGAAGTAAAGCTCACGTTATATTCACGTCTTCGTGAAACGCGCCCAGGGCCACAGTACTGTCATTTTCCATATAGACCAGAGTATAGTGAAAATTACTTCAAGATGCTAACATCAGAAATTTTGAAAACAACTAGAGAAAAAGGCAGAACAGTTCTTAAGTGGGATCTACCTGAAGGCGCGCGCAATGAAGCACTTGACTGTCGCGTATACGCTATGTCCATGATAGAGATTCTTCAAATAGATCTTAATCAATTAGCAGCTCAAAACATTTTAGTGTCAAATCAACAAGCGCCATCAAGAAAAAAGAAAATTAAACGTAGAGTACGCAGCGCAGCTCTTTAGTTATATTTTACCAGAGGTACCTATATGACAGCATCTTGTAACACTCCTGAGAAACTTGTAGAAGCGCAGCAAATGTATGCCGAGTATATGGCAGCAGAACGCACAATTTTACAAGGACAATCATATTCAATCGGCGATCGAACCCTTACTCGCGCCAATCTTTCTGAAGTCCAGAAAGGACGACAATACTGGGCAGCGCAAGTGTGTGCATTGTCCAGTGGAAAAACTGGAATTCGTATGAAGAGGGTAATACCACGCGATAGTTAACTTCGTAGAACAACTGTAGTTGATTTGTAGTACGTTTGTAGTTCAAACGTAGTTAATTCTCCATTTTATTGCATAAAATCGTGTTATACTGCTGCCAACCTTTTTAGGTTTACTACAACCAAGGCAGCTGATGCAGAATTTTCTTGACAAAGCAATATCGTTCGTGTCCCCTTCAATGGGATTAAAACGAGCAGAGTCTCGTGCACGAATTGAGATGGCTTCAACAATGCAAGGATTTATCGGCGAGCCCAGCGGTTACTTGACTGCTGGAATGTCAAAACGTTCTTTGCGTGGATGGCATGCTTCTGCTCTTTCTCCTGACGCTGATATTATTCCAAAGATCAAAGCTTCACGTGCAAGTTCTCGTGACTTGTATATGAACACGCCTCTTGCAAACGCAATCATCAAGAGGATTGACACCAATGTCATTGGTCATGGACTTACTCTTCAAAGTCGAATTGAGCGTGAAGCTCTTGGACTATCTGATGATGAAGCAGATGCGTGGGAAAGAAAGACTGAAATGCTCTTCAGAATTTTTTCTCAGTCAAAGAACTGTGACATCTCACGAGCTCAAAACTTCTATCAACTTCAAAGTCTAGCATTTGTGTCACCTCTTCTATCAGGTGACTTTTTTTTGCCTTGCCATGGAAGCCAGTAAAAGATTGGCCCTTTGAACTTCGAATTAAGCTGATTGAAGCTGATCTTTGTTCAAATCCAGATCTTACACTAGACACTGCATCAGTCGCTGGTGGAATCAAAGTTGACTCTGAAGGCGCTCCGCTTTCATACTTCTTTGCAAATAAGTATCCCATTGGAGCGGATCTTATTTCAATGGATGCGCAAAAGTGGACTGAAGTTCCTGCGTTTGATGAAAAGACTGGACGTCAGAATATATATCATATTTTTGACAAGACCAGACCTGGTCAACGCAGAGGAATCTCATTCCTTACACCAGTGTTTGAAGTGTTGAAGCAGACATCACGCTTGACTGAAGCGAAGCTGATGCAGAATTTGATACAAACATTTTTCACTGTCTTCGTCAAAGACTCGAAAGGACCTGTTTCTCTTCAGCCAAACTTCGGACCTCAAACTTCTGTTTTGAGTGATGATGAACCTGATGTTGAGAATCAATACGAACTCGGCAATGCAAACATTGTTGAGCTTGATGATTCAAAAGACATTTCAATAGCAGATCCACATAGAACTGATGTAGGCTTTCAGTCGTTCTTTGAGTCAATGGTGAAGCAACTTTCTGCTTCATGCGAAGTTCCATTTGAGCAACTGCTTCTTCACTTCTCAGCTTCATACTCTGCATCACGTGCAGCATTACTTGAGGCATGGAAATTTTACAGAAAGCGCAGATCAACATTTGCAATGGAATTCAACCAGCCAGTGTATGAGGCATGGCTGTTTGAAATGGTTTACAAAGGCATCATTACTGCTCCAGGATTTTTAGAAGATCCACTAATTCGCCAAATGTGGTGTAAGTCTAAATGGGGTGGAAGTGGTCAAGGTCAAATTGATCCTTTGAAAGAAACTACTGCTGCAGTTGATAAGATTAAGAATAATCTATCAAATCATGAAGATGAGCATACACAAATCTACGGTGGAGACTGGGAAGCCACATTCAGCAGAAAAGTACGTGAATCAAAGATGATTGATGACGCTGGTCAAAATCCAGAAACTCAATCATCAGCAACTCAAGTTCTTAATCAACCAGAAACACAGGACAATCCACAATGACTAAACTGAACATACTTCTTGCTGCAGCTCTTGAGACAAAGTGGGCAATGCTACCTGGCACACTTGATGCTGTGATTTCTATCATTGAGCGCGATTCTCACGCAGAGTTCGCGCATTTTCACAAAGCGTCACGTGAAGCATACGTAGGCGATCTTGGTGAATCAGTGAAAGGAACACATTTCACGTCAATCGTTGGTAACACAGGAATCATCACCATTGATGGACCACTGGTTCCGCGTGCAGGGATGTATCGCTCAGTTTCGTCACCAGAGCTTGCGAGCTACGAACGTCTATCTCAAGAATTTATTGCTCTTGAAGAGAATCCAAAAATCACAAACATCTTGTTTGTCTTGGATACACCAGGTGGCGCAGTTTCTGGAGTAAGTGAATTTGCATCTCTTATCAAAAATTCAGAAAAGAACACTCAAGCATTTATTATTGGAATGGCTGCATCAGCGGGTTTTTGGATTGGCTCTTCAGTCAAACGCATCTTTTCTTCTAACACAGGCGAAGCAGGCTCTATTGGAGTCGTTGCTGCAATGCGTGATACACGTGAAAAAGACAAGAAAGCAGGCGTTCAAACAATTGAAATAGTTTCTTCAGTTTCTCCAAACAAGCGTGTAGATCCTCTCACTGACTCAGGTCGTGCAGAAATTCAACGTGTTGTTGATTCACTGGGAGAAATCTTTGTTTCTACTGTTGCAGCAAATCGCAATGTCGATCGTGCAACAGTGATCGAAAAGTTTGGAGCTGGTGGCATGTTGGTTGCCTCATCAGCTTTGAATGTTGGAATGATCGATGAGATTACAACTCTCAAAGATCTTCTTTCAAAAAATAACTCAACAAGCGCAACCACTTCAAAATCAATCACTATGTCGGAGGGCATTATGTCTACAAAGACTGATGCAACACCTTCTGCTGCCGACACCAACAAGATCATGTCTGCTGAGGAGTTCAAGCAGAACAATCCTACCGCATACGATGCGATCTTGAAGGAAGGCGCAGAAAAGGAACGTGCTCGTATCCAGGGCATTGAATCCATCTCTCATCCTGATGCTGCTGCTCTCGTAAAGGAGCACAAGTTCGATGGTTCCTCAACAAAGGAAACTGTTGCTCTTGCTTTTGCTGAGCAGCTCTCAAAACAATCTGAGGAGTCGAAGACATCAACAGCTGCTGTTGCTGCTGCCGCTCGTGCTCTTTCAAACACATTGCAAGCTGTTCCTTCTGGAACTGCTTCTACATCTTCAACCGAAGACGACACCAGGGCCGCACTTGCCAAGGCCATGGCTGACGGTGCAAACTCAGGCAAGTAATCGGAGGCAACAATGGCCGAATTCATTCATGAAGAAGACAATCTCTTCGCAGGTGACTTTCCGATTGCTACCGAAGCTGGTACAGTTAAGTCCGGACAGGGCGTACTGGATCGTGGTTCGGTTCTCGGAAAACTCACTGCTGACAGCAAACTGGTGATTTGTGATCCAGATGCGTCATCAGGTGCAGAAGATCCCTATGCTGTTTTGGCGGAAACTACTGACGCCACATCAGCTGACATTTCAGCTCCTGTGTATCTCACAGGACAGTTCAACATTGGTGCTCTCGGCATCAGTGGTGATGCTTTCTCCGCTGCAACTCTCTTGAAGATGCGCAATGTGGGTCTGTTCACCAAGGATGTGGGAGAAAGGAGCTAACCATGGCAGACATTTCAATCTTTGAAACCCGCACAATGTTGGCTGCTCTTGAGCAGATGAAGCCAGCGACAACGTTCCTTTTGGACACATTCTTTCCTTCTGCTCCAGTGACACACACCACTGAGAACATTGATATCGACATTGTCGACAAGACTGGTCGTAAGATGGCTCCGTTCGTGTCACCACGACTGGAAGGAAAGGTCATCAAGAAGAATGGCTTCAAGACCCGTTCTTACAAAGCTCCGTACATCAAGGAGAAGACAATCACCACAGCCATGGATTTCATGAATCGTGAGCCTGGCTCAACGATCTACGCTCCTGGTGAAACACCTTCAATGCGTGCTGCACGTGAACTTGGCAAGGATCTTGCTGAGCTTCGTGATTTGATCACACGTCGTATGGAGTGGATGGCTTCTCAGTTGCTTGAAACCGGATCAGTTGTGATCAAGGGTGATGGCATCGATGATGAAATCGACTTCCAGATGAAGTCCTCACATTTGCCAGTTCTTTCAGGAGCTGCACTGTGGACTGCTACAACTTCAGATCCTATCAAGAATCTTGAAGATTGGGCAGAGCTGCTTGGGCAAGATTCAGGCATTTACCCCAGTGATGTGGTGATGGGACGCGATGTGTATCAAGCATTCCGCAAGCATGCTTTGGTGTTGGCATATCTTGACAATCGTCGAATCGAGATTGGCATGATGGCTCCACGTCAAGTAAGCCCTGGAGTTCATTTTGTATTCCGTCTTGAATCAGCCGGTATCAATATCTGGACCTACGCTGAGTCTTACTGGGACGACGACACTTCTGCTTTGAAGAAGTTCGTGCCTGACAACAAGCTGTTCATGGGTTCTGGTTCTGCTTACACTCGCAAGCACTTTGGCGTCATTAAGGATTTGGAAGCTTCTGCTGCCGTTCCTTACTTCCCAAAGACTTGGGTGGAAAAAGATCCTTCAGCGCAAATTCTTCTTCTTCAATCTGCACCACTTGTTGCTCTGCACCAAGTTGATGCGTTCCTTTGCGCACAGCCGATTGTTTAATTCGGAAGGAGTGAAGAATGAAATACTCTGTTTTGCGAACAATCATTGATGACACTGGAACACATGTTCCGGGTGATGTCATTGAAATTCAAGACAAGAACGAAGCCGATCGTTTGGCGTCACTGAAAGCTGTAGTACCAGTGATCGCAGAGAAATCTGCTTCATTGAATACTGATGCTGCTGAAGCCATCAACGAGCTTATGGAAATTGAAGGCGTGACTCAGGACATTGCGATCGAACTGATCAAAAATGGACTGGATAGCATCAACAAAATCCAGAATGCTTCAGTAGAAAACATCACTTCTTTGAAGATCAAAAACGTCGGAAAAGCCACAGCTGAAAAGATCATCGCTTACGCGATCGAGAATTTCGAAGTGGAGGATTGATTTATGGCTGCACGGTTGTATTCCAAGTTCAAGGAACATCTTTTATCAGGCGATATCGATCTGATGAATGACACTATTGTTGCGCTCCTTGTTTCAAGTGATTACGTTCCTGACACTGCAACACACGAATCCCGTGCAGCCATTCCATCTTCAGCTGTAATTGCTGAAGCAACACTTGAATCAACACAAGTGACAAATGGCATTTTTGATGCTGATGATACTGTATTCTTCGATGTAGAAGGAAGTCCAGTTGCACAAATCATCATTCTTCAAGATGCTGATATTTTTTCACAGGCATTATTGATTGCAGTAATCGATGATGCTTCACAATTTCCCGTGACTCCTGATGGGACTAACATCACGATTCAATGGGATAATGGACCCAATAAGATCTTCAATCTATAATGCAGATCATCACGCCAAATGGAATTAGCTCTACTACAGCTGTAGGCACGACACAACTTCTTATCGTTGTTCGTGGTGCTTTTCATGCCATTATGCATGATGATTTGATTACTGTGTTTTTCAACACATCTGATTTTGCCGAATCTGTGGCATATACTCACGTCACCGGAGAAGGAAGAACCTACACAGCAATCTACGATGAGCCGTATATTGGGGTAAATCCTAGCTCAGAGATTGACGTGATTTCTTCTACTCCAAAGCTTCGCTTACGTGAAACACAACTTGCACGTCGTCCTGCTAAAGGTGACAAAGTCATTGTGAGAGGTGTTACATTCGTTGTTGACTCTTCACAAATTGATGGCGTTGGAACTGTGACTCTGGTTCTTCAAAAGAGGGATAGACAATGAGTCACAAAAGAACAGAGATTCGTGTAGCAATCGCACAAAAGCTCAAATCTTTTATTAAAGATCCTATCTACTTGTCACGCCCTAATCCGCTATTTCTTCCAGAGCTTCCGTGTGTTCTTGTGTATTTTTCAAATGAAGATACTTCTATTTCTTCTGGCAATGAAAATTTCCCAAAAGCATACGAGCGCATTATGTCTATCAATGTTGATATTATCATTGAAGGCGCTGAAGATCCAGATACAGAGCTCGATAGAAAAGCATTTGCTGTTGAATCTGCATTTTACGATGATCCACGTTTTGGTGGGATTTGTTATGGATGCAGATTATTTTCAACAAAGCCTATTTCTATTGAAAGTGACGGAGATAGAAATATCGAAGCGCAGCGCTTGACCTGGATGATTAAGTACGAATCTGACGCATTTCTTGCGAGACGTCTTGATGAATTTTTACAGTATTACGCTGAAGTCATCGATCCTCAAACATCTGAGTTTATCATAGGCTCTGACAAAATTGTGAGGACAAAATGAACTTCATTCTCAAAAACTTGCAACAGCAAGAAACTTCACTGCATGAGTCTTCATGCGTGAAGCTCATCTCATCTCAGTCAACAAACACACAAGGAGACAACAATGGGTGTTCCTAGCAATATCATTGTCCCCTTTGTCGGAGTTGAGTTTGACAATAGCAGAGCTTCCAAGGGTCCTGCTGTCCTGAATTTTCAAACTCTCATCTTCGGACAAAAGACCAGTTCTGGATCTGGGACTGCAGGACAAGTGATCAAGGTCAGCACTGCCGACGAGGTAGGTGCTCTTGCTGGCTTTGGCTCACAAATTCATCAGATCGCAAAGAGCTATTTTCTGAACAACAGAGTCACTGACACGTTTATCTACATGTTCAATGACGCTGGCTCAGGAGTAGCTGCTGAATTCTCAATCACAGTCACTGCTTCAAGTGTAAAAGCTGGTGAGCTAGACGTTTACATTGACGGCTATCGTATTCCGGTTGCTGTTGATGACAACGACGATGCGACCACAATTGCCGCAGCGATTGCAGCAGCAATGACAGATGTTGAGATGTATTTGCCAGTGACCAACATTTCTTCTGCTTTGGGTGTAGTAAGCTTCGAAGCAAAGAACACTGGAACTGTTGCAAATGCTCTTGATATTCGCTTTGCTTACTATGATGGAGAAGTCATTCCATCGGGTGTTGGTGTTACATCTGCAACAGTGACTCCGGGAGCTGTTGATGTTGATGTGACTCCAATGATTACAGCAATGGCTGAAGAATGGTACAATGTCTTGATTGGACCGTACACAGACTCTTCAAATCTGAAAATCATTGAGATTGAATTGCTCGATCGTTTTGGCGTTCTTCGTCAAATTGATGGAGTCTACATCACTGCTCGAAAGGGCGATGATGCATCATTGATTTCGTATGCCACAAACTCTCAGCGAAATTGTCAGTGTGTTGGAACTGTTGCTTGCAACAAGTATCCTTCTAGCATTGAACAAATTGCAGGAGCTGTTGGTGGTCAGTTTGTTGCTTCAGCCGCCAATGATGCTGCAAAGCCGTTGCATCGAATTGCTCTAGCCGGCATTCTTCCTCCACGAAAAGAAGATCGCGCAAAACTGATTGAACGTAATTCTCTTGCACGCAATGGCTTGATCACGTTGAATCCCGGAAATGGCGTTCAAACTGAAGCAACTGTTACGATGTACTTGAAGAACTCAGCTGGAGCTTCAGACACAAGCTATCAGCAGATGAACAAACTGTTCACTCTCATGGTGCTTCGTTATCGTTTTAACACACAAATTCTCACCAAGTATCCACATGCAAAGCTGGCCGACAATGCTGATAACATTGGTCCAGGACAGCAGATCATTACTCCAGCGATTGGCAAAGCTGAAGCCATCATCTGGTTCCGTCAGGCGGAATTCGATGGATTGGTTGAAAACTTTGATCAATTCAAGAGTGAAGTCACTTGCTATCGTGATCCTTCAAATCGTAACAAACTGCTTTGGGGCTTGCCACCTGATCTGATGAATCAGTTCATTGTGGGTTCAGCTGACATGCAGTTCATTGACTAAGGAGAAACACTATGTCTCGAATTGCTGGCTACCTCACTCTACAAATGAATGGTGAAATCTACAACGCTGTTGGAAATTTCACATATAATATTGGCTCCCCCAAGCGTGAAACACTTGTTGGACCTGATCGCATTCATGGTCACAAAGAACTTCCTCAAGTTGGTTACATTGAAGGTGAAATCCGTGACAGTTCCGATCTGGATCTTGCAACACTCACCACCATCACAAATGCGACAGCGACTCTTCAACTTGCAAATGGCAAAACATTCTTGTTGAAAGATGCAGTATACACTGCTGATGGCAATGTTCAAACTGAAGAAGCAAACATTCAATTGCGTCTCGAGGGTAAGGGCGAAGAAATCCCTGCCTAACACATCACATCACACGGAGAATCAAAAATGCACGAGAAGAATGAAACACAAGAAGTGAAGATTCCTTTCAGTATGCAACTGCAATCTCCAATTGCTGTTGGAGCCGATACTGTAATCGAAGTTCTTACCTTCAACCGTGAACCTCAAGCTGGGGACTTTGAAGAAATGGATCCTTCCAAGATGAAACTTGGGGACATGCTTCATGTGCTTTCCAAGATTACTGGTCAACCTCGTAAGACCGTAATCAATAAAATGGGATCGAAAGATATGTTCAAAGCCATCGAGGTGCTGAACCATTTTTTGCCAGATACCCAGACGGATGGAGACGATACTTAACGATTTTTGCGTGGCTGTTTAAGTGGCAACCTTCAGAGTTGAGAAGCTTAACAGGCACACAAATATCATACTGGAAAGAACAAGCAGATTGGGCACTTAAACACTTGGTGAACAGAGAAAATGCTTAGACCAATCAAGATCATTATATCTGGTGTAGATAACTTCTCAAAGAAATTTGAAGAAGCATCTTCCAAGCTAAAGAAAATTGGGAGCGGAATGTCTGCTGCTGGCAAACTTATGACAGGAACAGTCACTGCTCCAATTCTTGGCGCAGGCTTTGCAGCAATGAAGTTCTCCAATGAGCTTAATGCAGCAATGGCAAATGTTCAATCTCTTGGACTTTCTGGAAAACGAATCACAGAGCTGAAGACAAACGTTCAAGATCTAGCAATTGCTACTGGTAAATCTACCACAGTAATTGCTGAAGGTCTATACGATCTTGTCTCAGCTTTTGGTGATTCTGCAGATACAGCGAAACTTCTCGATATCAACGTACGCGCTGCATCTGCAGGATTATCAACTGTTCAAGATGCAATAGGCTTGACATCAGCAGTTACAAAAGGCTATGGCGACACTTCAGCAGCAGCTGTGCAAAAAGTCTCTGACCTAGCGTTTCAAACTGTTAAACTAGGACAAACAACATTTCCAGAGTTGGCTCAGTCAATGGGACGTGTTGTTCCTCTGTCAAAAGCACTAGGCGTTTCTCAAGAAGAACTATTCTCAGTTTTTGCAACAGCAACAGGAGTTACTGGAAAAGCAGCAGAGGTTTCCACTCAATTTCGTGGTGTTCTTCAAGCTCTTATGGCACCATCAGCAGACATGCTCAAGCTTTACAAGGCCCATGGCATTGCCAGCGGTGAGGCTCTTATCAAACAAAAAGGTCTAGCTGGATCGATTGCGTTTATTACAGAAAAAGCAAAACAAGTTAACATGCCTCTGCAGAAACTAATTGGCTCCATTGAAGGTCAAACAATTGCAATGGCACTATCTGGCTCTCAAGCAGACACGTGGGCTTCCAAGTACAAAGAAATTCAATCATCAATTGGCGCAACTGATGCTGCTTTCAAAGCTCAAGCAGAAGGTGTAAATAAGACAGGATTCCGTTTTGCACAAATGCAACAAAAGCTTATTGTGTTTTCACAAAAATTAGGCGATGCCATTGCTCCAATGGTTATGAGTCTTCTTGATAGCTTTGAGCCGTTGATTGATACAATATCGAAAATGTCACCTTCAATGATGAAGATCATTGCAGTTATTGGTGGCATAGCTGCAGCAATTGGCCCATTGCTTGTTGTAGCTGGAAGTTTGATTTCTACATTAACGACGATTTCAGGCGCTGTGTCTGCAGCAGGTGGCGCGATGGCCATTCTATCAAATCCCATTGGATGGGTTATTGGTGGCATCGCTGCATTGGCTGCTGCTGTCACATTCATAGTCACACACTGGGAAAGCAAGTGGGCTAAGCTTCTTGCTATAGTATTTCCTGTCGCTGGCGTTGTGGGTTTCATCATTCGTAACTGGTCAAGACTGAAACCTTTCTTTATGTTTCTTTTCTTACCACTTAGACTTCTACTTGAAGGCTTGTGGGTTACATCAAAATGGGTGTTCGGCCACATTGCAGATTTTGTTACAACAGTTCTAGGGCCTATAGAAACATTTATTACAAGACTTCTTGATGCACTATTAAAGATTGGAAATTCTGCTCTTCCTGATTGGGTAAAAAAGAGAATCGGCTTAGACACTAGCATTACTGCTTCTGCTCCTGAAGATATGATGAAAACAGTGTCGGCTGTTGAAGGCAACAAATCTGAATTCAAAGGCACACTAAAGATTGTTGGAGCTCCAGCTGGTTCATCAGTACAAACAGACAAGGGCTCAATGGATGTATCCGTTGACAACGGCTTGATTATGGGAGGAGCATACTAATGTCATCTGCATGGCTATCTCGATATCGTCAAGCATCATTTAGAAATGTAGATTTCTTCGTTCGTTCTCACACTGTGAATAGTGGTCGTCGACTTGTGCAGCACGAGTTTCCTGGAAACAACGATGTGTTTGTTGAGGACACTGGACGTAAGCAAAAGAAGTTTACTTTGGATGCATACATCGTTGCTGATGATTACTTTCAGCAGCGCAACGATTTTGAAGAAGCTTTGGATGCTGATGGTCCTGGAAAACTAGTGCATCCCTATCGTGGCAATATTGATGTGTATGTTGATGATTGGTCTCTAAGTGAAAATACAGATGAAGGTAGAATGGTGAGATTCTCAATCTCATTTGTTCTTGCATCTCCAGAGACTTTGACAGTCACAACACTCTACACAAATCGTGGCACGATAGAGAAGAAGAAATCACTTCTTGACTCTATTAACAAGTGGTTTCAAGATGCGTATAGCGCAACATCGCTTGCAGTAAACAAGATGACTGCTTTAACTGATGCTTTGCAAGCAGCTGTTACTTTAGTTGAAAATGCAAAGCTTCTACTGAAACCGTATGCTGAGTTTCAAGCGATTATCTCTACTGCCCAGGGCAAAATTATTGCTCTAACTCTTGAAGCTGAAGATTTAGCAAAAACATTTCAAGACATCATAGACTTTGGAACTGACACTGAGCAAAGTGTGAAGCCTACATCTGATGCTTCAATTGAGCAATTCAAATCATTAATGAGCTTCGTATCTTCACGTAGCTCTACTACAGGACTTGAGCAAGAGACTTTGATAAACACTCTGCAGACAAAGCTAGTTATCGCATCAACATCAACTCTTCTTGTTGAAATGGATTTTCCATCTGCTGATGAAGCTCAAGATTACTTGGACACATGGGTTATGCTTATTGACTCTGTAGTAGAAAATGAGTCAATGTCAGATGATGAATACGCAGCGCTATCAGAACTCAAAGCTTTTGTGTATAACATTGTAAATCAAAAAGCTCTGCAGCTGGCAAAGCTAAAAACTTTTACACTCACTGAAACGACGCCCTCTTTAGTCGTATCAAACACACTGTATGGCTCAGTTGAACAAGAGCAAGGTATCATCTCAAGAAACAAGATTCGTCATCCAGCGTTTGTTCCTGGTGGAATTGAACTTCAGGTGGTGACAGATGTCTGAAGTAGCATCAGTCATTATAGACAACAAGAAGTTTACCGGATGGCAAACAGTTTCTATCTCATCATCTCTCGACGCTGCATCACAAACATTTGATATTGGATTGATAAACACAGCTGAAACTCGTGGCATTATTCCTGGTCAATCATGCAAGATTCTCATTGATGATGAAGTTCTTCTCACCGGTTACATTGGAAAGCGCAGTAGAAAAATTTCTTCTACAGAAAAAAGTATGTCAATCACTGGCAGAGATAAGATTGGTGATCTTATCGATTGCTCTGTTGAAAAGAAATCAGGGACATGGAGAAATGTCACAATTCTCGATATTGCGTCAGAAGTTTGCAAGCCATTTGGCATATCTGTGTCTCTTGGTGGTAATGCAAGTGTTGGAGAAAAATTCAAGAAGTTTTCACTTCAAGATGGCGAAACAGCATTCAGCTTGATCGAGCGTCTTTGTCGCCAGCGTGCTTTGCTACCTCTTTCAACTGCTGATGGTAATCTGCTGTTGGATGTTCCAAAAGCTTCTTACTCTGATGATACTTTAGTATATGGAACAAACATCAAATCTATAGATGAATCCATAGACTATGATTCACGTTTTTCTTCATACACTGTAAAAAGTCAAGCTGACGGAGATGGAAATCCATGGTTAGCAACAACAGTGACAGGTCTAAAAGGCACAGCATCTGACAAAGTGATTTCCAGACATAGACCTCTTATCATGCAAGCTGAAAGTAAGTCTTCTTCAAAGTCTCTTAAAGATCGCGCATCATGGGAAGCAGTTGTTAGATTTGGTCGCTCTCTTTCATATTCCATTGTTACGCATACGTGGAAACAAACATCAGGCTCTTTGTGGAAACGTAATAGCCTCGTTGATGTAGTATGTGATGAGCTTGTTTTGGATGGAACATTCATTATTGCAGGTGTCACATATTCTTTAACTGCATCAGAAGGCCATAGCACATCTTTAACATTACGACATCAAGATGCATACACTCCAAGTCCTTCAGGAGAAATTGACGCATGAGTGTATCAATCTTAAACAGAATGCTTAAGCCACTAAAAGATAGAATTGCGATGATGCTTGCAAAGGGCATTCTTGAATCTGTGTCAGACACAACAGCAATGCAACTGATTAAGCTTAGCATGTATGAAGGAGAAGTTCAAGAAGATATTGAGCATGTTCATCCGTATGGTTTATCATCAAACTGTCCAGCTGAAGGTGGCGAAGTTGTTGCAGGATGCATCGGCGGAAATCGAGACAACACCATTGCTCTTGTCATTGGTAACTCTAAGTTTAGAGTGAAAAATCTCAAGTCAGGAGAAGTTGCTTTGTACTCAAAGTTCGGGCAGCAAATTTTGCTCAAAGAGGATGGATCAATTGTTGCATCACCAGCGAGTGGCAAGTCTCTTGTTGTTGAATCGAATCTTGAAGTTCATGGCTCTATTTCTTCAACAAGTGACATTTCTTCTGACGGAGATGTTACAGCTGGTTCTATATCATTGCTATCACACGTTCATGATGGCACAACAATCGTTCCTACTGTAGCTGGCACATCTGGGACTAATGCTGGTGTCACTGGAGTTCCACAATGAGTTATGTAACAACAGCAACTGGATTAAAGCTTCGCGGTGACATAAAGTTCTTTTACTCTGTGCCACCTGATTACATTCCTGCAGATGTTAGATTTGATCGTGACATTCAAGACATAGTGTCAGATCCAGGACTTGAAACTGCAATACTTATCATGCTATTTAGTGATAAGCGTGCATCAGTAGATGATGTTCTTCCTGACAATTCATCTAATGACAAACGCGGCTGGTGGGGCGATGTGCTGTTTGAAGAGAATATCGGATCAAAGCTTTGGCTTTTATCACGTGAAAAAACTCTACAAACATTAAATGCAAAACTTGAAGAGTACACACTTGAAGCATTGCAGCCTTTGATAAAAGAAAAGATTGCAAAGAGTATCACAGCGACTGTAACACGTATCGGCTCTCATCAGTATAAAACTCAAGTGAAGATTTACAGATCGACTGATCAAGACATTTCATTCACTTACTTTTACAACTGGTTGGCTCAAACTATTGGAGGCTCAAATGCCGTATAATCGTCCTTCTCTAAAAACTATTTACACACGCATCGTTGCTGATTTTGAAACACGCTTGAACAACAGATCAATCGCTCGTGGTCAAGGATTTTTGCAAGTAAAGATTTTGAAATACTCATTGCTAGGCATAGTAGCTGCAGTATTCTCTGGAGTTGCTCACATGCTATATGGTTACATTGAGTATCTTGCAAGACAGCTTCTTCCCGATATTGCAGAAGATGAGTGGCTTGTAAGACACGCAAAATTGAGAGGGCTGGTTCAAACTGCAGCAACATATACAACTGGAGAAGTGAACTTTACTGGAGTATCTGGCACAGTAATTTCATCAGGCACAGTTCTGCAAGATGACAGTGGCATTCAATTTGAAGTCACTTCATCTACGACAATCACTGGTGGCTTTGCAAATAATGTTCCAGTTAGAGCAATTCTACCTGGCACATCTGGAAATACAACAGCAATTGAATTGACATTAGTTTCTCCTATCACGGGTATAGATTCAACTGTCACTGTTGCAGCAGGCTTCGATGATGGAGTTGATCAAGAAACTATTGAGGAGCTTCGTGCGCGATATCTTCTTTTGCTTCGTGAACCACCTACTGGAGGTCGTGATGCAGACTATGAACGCTGGGCACTTGAAGTTGCCGGCGTGAGTTTTGCCTGGACATTTGATGCTTACGCAGGTCCAGGAACAGTAGGCGTTGGTGTAGCAGGACCTGGTATTTCCAGCGTATCACAACCCACTATAGATGATACTGTGCAAAACATCAATGCACAACGACCTCTTGGCATTACTCTATATGTTTTCAATGTTGACACAAAAACATTTGACTTCACAATTTCAGTGCCATCAGGAACAACACAATCTGTACAGGATCTTATTCAAGAAAATCTAGCTTCTTTGTTTACAGATGAAGCAGAACCTGGTGGTACTATTTTACTTTCTCATATCAATAGCGCAATCATGACATCTGGAGTTTCTGACTTTACAATCACAGAAATTCTTGAAGACAACGTTTCGCATCCGATTAGCAATATTGTTATGACAGGAATTGAAATTGCGAAGCTCGGCACAGTGACTGTAAACGAGGTATAACATGTCTTCTCAGGATTTAGAAAAATACATCCCACAGCAGAGATACTTTGAATTCGAGTATCTTAATATGCTGTTGCGTATGTTGCCTCTTGGTCCAATATGGGGAGCAACACTACACAAGATTTCAGAATACTTATATCAAAACTTGATTACTACATCTGGTGACACTCAAGACAATCCAAATAATAATGTATACGAAGTGTGGGAAGGACAACCCTCTGATGGCAATCCTTCTGATAGTCTTTTCGGTGTTTTGCTTTCTGTTTTTGCTGCTGAACTAGAAAGATTGGATGCTTCATGTATCGATCTTTTTAGACAGCAAGTGCCAGGTACTTCAACCGATATGCTGGATGATTGGGAAAGAGTTCTGGCATTGCCAGAGTCTTGCTCAACAATTCCAACATCTCTTGAAGAAAGACAAGCTATTGCGCAAGCAAAGCTTTATTCTGCTTACAACGTAGGATTGAACAAACAGTTTTATATCGACTACGCTGCAACACTGGGCTTTGTAATTACTATTGATGAAGATAGTGATTTGTCAAAGCCTTTTTACGTAGCTCCAATTGGAGTTGACCCATTTGATATTGGATCTAGAGTTGGAGATCGACTCAATGATTCAAATCAGCTTGGAGTTGTTGTATTTACTATCATTAGTGGACCAACAGATTCAACACAATTGAAGTGCGCAATGAACAAGCTCAAGTCATCACACGTCGTCATCGTATGGGAGTAACACATCATGGCACCAAAAAATATTGAATTTCTGCAAATTGAATCTGTGCTTGAAGCTTTAGGGCTCAAGCAGCTTGCTGTAGAAGCATCACCTGACACTGAACTTGGATTCAGAATGTGGGGAGGAAAAGATGCTTTGGGTATTGTTACACGCTGGCTTGCAAAGAATAAGCCCGGCTTGCTATACTCATTGCGTCTTTCTTCTCTTACTGGAGCATCTGAAAGTGTTGCAAAAATTGATGAGAATGGAAATATCATTCGTGGCTCACTAGATAGCTCTGATATTCCAGATCACAATGATCTTGATGGACTACAAGGTGGCACAACAGATCAATACTATCATGTAACTTTGATTGAAAAGAACAATCTTCATCCACCACTTACTCTAGCTTCAGCATCTGGTCCTCTTGCTCTTGATACTCAAGAAATCAGCTTCTTATTTGGAGCAGGTCTAACACTTCAAAGCGGAGCATTAGTTGTTGATACTGCTAATATCTCACACTCAGCTCTTGGTAATCTTAGCGCTGATGATCACACACAGTATCCACGTGTAGATGGAGCACGAGGTTTTTCAGCTCCTGTGAGTGGATCATTTCCACAACAGCAATCTCATTTAGCTACGAAAGAATACGTCGATGCAGTCACATCTTCCGGCATTGATTTTCTTGAATCTGTAAAATCAATTGCAAATACAGTGCCAGTGGGACCCGCTAGTGGAGACAGATACATCACTGACACTCAATCAGGTGACTGGTCTGCTATAACATTGAACTCTGTGGTGCAATACACAGATGATGAAGAGTGGGATGTCACATGGGATCCATCAGATCCACGAGCACTTGGTGCACGTGTTTATGTAGAAGATCAAGATCAAGATTTCCGATTCACTGGAAGTGAATGGATTCCTATTCCTGAGGTGAAATTTCATAGCGAACTTCTTGAACTCGATGCAGATGATCACACTCAATACTCACGCGTCGATGGGACACGATCCTTCACTGCTCCGGTTGGTGGAGTAGCTCCTACTACAGGATCACATCTTACAACACGCTCATGGGTAGAAAGCTTGTTCACTCTAAGCTCAACAACACGCTTCTATCTAGATCCACTGAATGGCAATGATGCCAATTCAGGATACGCTGCAAATGCTGCCAAGAAAACCACAACAGCTGTCATGGAAGCAATCAAGATTGGATCAGGCCCACGTGTTCTTCATATCCTAGGTTTTGACAATGTCACATTCGATGGCACACAATGGTCATCAAACACATTGCCAGCGCCTCTTGAAGTTGTCTGTGAGCAAGAACGAATTTATGTGACATGGAGAAATGTTCTAGCAAATACTGCTCCATTAAAGTTCTACGGAGGCTCTCACGTATTTGATGCATCAGTGTTTAACGGCTTTTTGCTTTGCACAAATACTGCAACAGTTACGTGCAAAAATGATACATTATTTCAATATGGCACGTTTATTTTTGACACTATGGATTTTTCAATACTTACAAATGAGTTAAGCTCTGCATTAAGAACACTAAACTGCACATTTTCAGTCACATCTAGCAACTGGTTTTCATGTGCTGAAGGTGGAACTCAAGCACAATGGGTTGCCACAGGATGCAATCTCAGTCTCGATATTGATGTGCTTCAATTATGTGACGCTTACTCTATCTCATTTGATACAGGATCTTACGACATTCGAGTAAAACGCTTCAACACGATTGGAGCAATTGTTGCTGCGTCTGTGACAGCAGACACCGATTTCAATTTTGTGATTGGAGTAATTGCTGAACAACCTGGGGATCCTCCTCCACCATACTTGGTGATCGGAGCAAATGCTGGAGTTACTGTTAATGTGTCCGTGTTTGTGGGAAATCAAAATGGGCGCACATACATGATTGGAAATCCTAATGGCACTACTAATTGGAAAATCACAGAAGCAGGCATTGGAAATGATTCCAAGAAAGTTCTTGTAGATTCTCAAGACACTGTAGAAGAATTTCTTTTTGATAAGCTTATTGCTTCAGGCGGCGCAAGCATTTCAGCTGTAACAACTGTCCCAGGGCAGCGTAAAGTTGTTATTGCTTCGAAAGAGCCTGGAAAAGCAGCAGAACGTCTATTTCCAATGAGCGAAACAGATTCCATTTCTATGGATATAGTGACAGTCACTCCACCGGATGACGGCGAGTTCATGGTGCAGTTTGATTTGTTTCTTAAACAAAATTCTTTAAGCTCACCTACAGTTCTTCGATTCATTGGAGCATCAAATCAATCGAATTCAGGTGGATCAAAATTTGAAGTGATTTCAGGCTACGCTCCATCACAGTGGTTGAATGAACTTAAGATTACTGAAATGAATCCAAGTGGTGGCACAATTCTTTTCAAGTTGATGATTCAAAGTGGTGTCTACTCTTCATCTACTCTACGTGTTGAAGTAGCTAATGGAGCCACATCTCCTGAAGCAACAGCAGTATGGTCAGCTGCTTCGTATGAGATTGCAGCGCCGCTTGGAAGAGAAACCACTTTCCTACGCGATTCATCTTCCAGTGGATCGACATTTGATTATG